TATTCGCATGATTTCATTTGGTCAGCTAATTTTTTGCAGCGATTTGGAGTTTGTTTATTCCATTTCGAGTCGAGCATTTCGTAACTCGCACCAATAAAATTGCTTTCCTGCAGGGCCTTCCACATATTGCGAAACTTAGAAACCCCTGACTTTCCAAGTTGAAACACCATTTCGGTAATGGTGTGTTGTGCAGTTGTTGGCAAATCTCTTACATCATTTTCTTCCATGAGCTGTCTTGCTAAACCTACTGCTTTGTTTAAATCTTTATCAAATACTTCTTGTAATTCTTCTTTTGTATATGTTTTACCATCTTCAAATTTATCTTCATGTACTACTTTATGACCCCAGCCAATTGTGCGAAATCCTTCCGTGTCTATGTATACGTGATCTCTAAAGCCTTCCGATAATTTTACTGAGCCTGATAATTCGTCGTATGTCATGTATATATTTTTGTTACAGGTCTTTTATCTTTTAACATTCTTCCAAAACCTCTTGGTTCAACCTCTATATAGCCTCCCATGCTCTTTTTGACAATCTTATTCCCATGTTTTTTTGCCCAACTTTTGGCTACCTTGGGCTCATTAGCATAAAGATACGCTCTTTGTTTTTTAGAGCGAAAAGGCATTAGCTTTTCTTTTTAGGTTTAAAAGCAGTTTTAGCTGATTGTTTTAAAGCTTTTGCAGAAACAGTGCCTTTGCCAGGTCGACTCGTTCCAGCTTTACGGCGTTTGTTCATGTTGTAATAAAGTCCCTTTTTAACAGTTCTTCCATCTTTAGTTACATGAGTTCCTTTTTTAGCTTTAATAACAGAACCTTCTCTAGAACCTTTTGCCATACCACCACTTTTTCTTTTCATTGGATTATAACCTGTTACACTCTCTACAGTCGGATCTTTAGAACGACCCATTGGATTCATTCCACCGCCCATAGTTCCGCCCATACGTCTTTTGATAACACCTCTACCAATAAGGACGTCTTTTTTTGTTACTTTACCGTCTCCACTTAAATCTTTCATTTTTTTCTTCATTTAGTTAATCCTTTCGCCTTCTCAAAACTTCTCATTCCCGCTACGCCGAGCATTGAAGTCACAATGGCTAATAAAGGCCCAGTCTGAATTTCAGGAGCCGTTAAGTTTAATCCTGCAAATTTACTATACCACTCTATGCAGGGAGATAGAATGAATTCAAACATTAACGCAAGGCCTCCAATCCATCCTATGAATGGTCGCCAGCCAGCAACAAATATGCTGCGATGGCTGGCTTCCTTTGCATTAACATCTAATTGTTTTTCCGCAAGCTTTTGTTGAATGCGTTGCATTATAATTTTTTTATCTAATTTCTCTTCTTCTGAGGTATGAATTGAATCGATGACAGAAGCAACTTGTTTAAGTGCTCCGTCTTTGCCTCCTAACAAACCTGAAAGTAGGCCAAAAGCCATTAAGCAGCTCCACCAGTTAATTGACCTATTACAATAATTACTATTATTGCAACAATAGCCGCTTTAATCCAGTCTTTCATCTTCCAATCCGACCACTCTTTAATGTGTGCCCATAGATCTTTTAGTAAGTTCATAGAACCTCCTTTTTTATTAAGAAAAATAATTTATCTTATTTTACGATTAAAATAAACCTTTGAATGGTACTTTTTTAATCTGTACTTTACTTCTTTGTCCTTTTGGTCCAGCTCCAAGGTTTTGTGTAACTTTTGGTCCTTCCATTGTAGCTGAGTAAACGTCTGCAATTGCTGTTTTATTTACATGAGGACCTGCATAAGGATTCATGTCTTTTGAAACAGTCATTTTTGCATTCGGATATAGTGAACCATTTATAAATTTTGGTTTTGGATTGTTTAATGCCATGTTATCTCCTAATGTATAGTAGGTTTTATCACTTTAATAAAATCTACAGCGTTATTATCAAATAAAGTATTGCCATCTGCATTACCAAGCTCATCATGGTAAAGAAGAGTAGCTATACTCATCATTGCTCCTCCTATTAGTAACCTATCTTCAGAGGATTGTGAAGATTTTTCCACAAAATTCATTAGCATGTCAAAAAAACCAGCTAATCTTTCCTCAGCAGTTACAATATTAGTTTTCAAAACGTATATTTCTTTGCTCATCTATTTTTTTAGGTTCTTTTGCTTTAGTTAGATTAACATTTGCTCTTAATTGAGCAATATCTTCTTGAGAATCAATTCTATCTTGAGCTATTTCACCTGTTTGTTGTAATTTTTGTTGATCAATGCTTAATCTACCTTGATCATTCTGCTCTTTTCGTTGAATATCTCTTGCTTTAAGCTGTATTTCCTGTTCTTTAAGCGCGACTAACGGATCTTGACCTTGATTTTGTGTTTCTTGTAACTCGTCTAAGAACATTTCTTCTAAATATTCATCAATTTTTGCTGCAACTTGTGTTTCTATTACTTGTTGGAATTGCTGTTGTAGTTCTGGAGGTAATTCACCGCCATATTTGGCTGCTTCTTGCTGTATTGCTTCTGCATTTGCTGCTTCAATTTCTTCTCGAGCTAACATCGATACATGTTCCAAAATATGAGTTTGAAAAACAGTCATAACTTGAGGATTAGATTTTACTAAAAGAGAAGACATTGTAGTTCTATGAGCACTAATGTGTGCTTGATGATCTTGTCCTCTAAATGCTGTTAGTGTCATCATGGCTAATGCATTAGAGTTTTCTATTGCAGGATCTTTTGGAGAAGGTGTTTGAGGAACAGGTAAAATAGCTTGAATATCTGTTACACCTAAAGCTTGATACATTCTTTTATACGCTTCGTATAAGTTATGCATTTCAGGATTTGTCTGTGCTAATTGTAATTGTGTTTGTGCCAACGTAACACGTTGTGACATAGAAAAAATGTTTGGATCAGAAACAGGCATGATGTCAACACGATCATCAAAGTCTGTTGATTTAACACTAGGAACAATATCTTGTCCTACATCGTACGGATAAAAAGGTTCTGTAA